GTGATAAGTGTGAAAAATTATCTGCAAAGAATGAGGCAATCAAGGCTTTGGAAATGAAGATAGATTATGAGAAAAAGCCAAAAGGTCACATTTATTGTGAAAATGATAACTGTGACTACGAAACCACGGTGGGAACATATGAAGAATGTGCCATGGAAGTATCTCTTGATGGTGGTTATGTGAGAAGCGACAAAGAAGGCGGTCAAGATGATGAATGTCCAAAGTGCGGTGAATGCACACTAACATGGGAGGATTAACAAACTATAATTTGAACAGGAGATATAAAATGAGTAGGTGTAAGAAATGTACAAAGGGAGTTTCACTAGCATGTGGAGGATTTGGATGTAATCTAAGCAAGAAACTGTACGTAATAACATTTATACATAGCTATTTTTGCAACAAATTTCAAGATAAGAGTAAAATGATCACCGGGACACTTAAACCAAGGTTGGATTTAGAAAAAATATTTAATGAAGTTATTGGCACTTCATACGGACACTGTCATTATATAGATAAATTTACTATTAATGAATTAGTGATATTAACAGAAGAGGCGAAGAAAAAGAAAATTGCAGTAGCATTAATTGCAGAGCATAGTAACTTTGCTCAAGGAGTATTAGTTGAATTAAAAATGATTGATTCAGACAAATAAAAAAGAGAGCCTTTTACAGCTCCCCAATCCCTTTAATCATTGTAGCATAACATGCTATGAAATACAAGGGGCTGGAAGGCTTATGAGAAGGAAAGCGAGAGTACCACAAACAGTAAAAGGACAGTTTTATGAATTAATAGAACAGAAGATTATACTTTGCGAAGCAGCTGTTAATGAATTTAGGGAGGCTATCATCAAGTACTACAAAATGGGAGGATTATATGGACCCAGTTTAGTTGGTGGTATAGATTACTCTAGGGAACCTTCCAATTTAGTAAAGATTGGATTTGCTGAAGCATTAATACATATTCAAAAAAATCAAGATCAGTTGGATTTATATCTAGAAGAACTTGGACGGCTTCAAAAACTGCAAAAAGAAATGAAAGAAAATTATAGTCTTCTGGATGAAACAGAATCAAAAGTATTTTATTTTAGAGTGATACAAAAGAATACTCAAGAGGAAACAGCTGAATTGGTTGGTATATCTACTAGGCAAGTGCAAAGAATTGAAAAAAACTTAAAAGAAAGTCAAAAAATATTTTAAAATGTCGTGGTAATGTCGTGTTAACATGTGGTAATATGGTATCGTGAAAATAATATGAAGCGGTAAAGAAAAAGAAGCAATCCAAGATCATCAACTGGGTTGCTTCTTTTCTGTGAAAAAAGGATGGGATTGAATGAATACTGTTGAACCAATACGTGATAAAGAAGTCGTAAAAGATATTTATGATTACTTGAAACTAAAAAACATTCGCGATGCAGTTATGTTTGCGGTTGGAATTTATACCGGATTAAGGATATCAGATATTCTGAAATTAAGGGTACGCGATGTAAAAGGGAAAGAGTATATAATTTTAAGAGAAATGAAAACCAATAAGGAAAAGCGCATCCAGATCAATAAGTTTTTGCGCGGTGTATTGGATGCATATGCAAAAGACTTAAAGGACTTTGAGTATCTATTCAAGTCACCTAATAAGCCTAATAAACCCATTACAAGACAGCAAGCATACAACATTATGTCAGCAGCAGGAGCGCTGTTTGGATTAGATAGTATTGGCTGTCACACACTTAGAAAGACGTTTGGATATCTCACATATCAGAAGACACATGATGCAGCTATGCTGATGGATATATTTAATCATACAGATATTCATACAACTCTCAGATATATAGGGGTTAATCAAGTGACAAAAGACAAGGTTTATAGTGAGGTAGATATCCTTGAATAATTTTTGGCTTTTTTGTAGAAAAAATCGGAAGACGTTTTTCTTTGAGTATATGAATTGACATAACAAGACATTGTAAAATGTACAGTGTTAATTTTATAGAATTCACTATAAGAAGAAACTAATACGGAAAGTGTTTGACAGAATACAAGATATGTAAATAGATTTGGACTGAATTGGAACACATTCCCAATAGACCATATGTGAGCATCAAATACCCCAAGGCAGGCACTTGTAAAAAGGTACTTCCAGGGGTTTTTTTTAGGCTCGAGGGTCGAAGAGCCCGAGGATTGCCTAGTTTTTAGTAAAAAAAATTGAAAATTGCCGTTTCCGATTAAGGCAATAGAGGTAAAATATGGCAAATGATAGTGTTGAAACCACAAAAACCACTGACATATCAGCAATTACAGTTTCAGCAAGTGTTCTTTCTGAGATTATGGGTGTTGGTGATAGACGTATTCGTCAGTTAGCTGATGAGGGAATATTAATTCGGGCATCCAAAGGTCGATACAACTTAAAAGAAAGCATGAAAAATTATATTTTAACTCTAAAGTGTGCTATTGATGATGGAGGGAATCCAGAAGAGAAGTTAACCCTAGATGAAATTAAGGCACAGCATGAAACAGTTAAGATGCATATGTCTCAATTAAGACTTGCCCTTATGCAAGGTGAGGTTCATAAGTCAGATGATGTGGAACGAGTGATGAAGGATATGCTTTCTTCTTTCAGAGCAAGACTATTAAACTTACCACCTAAGGTAGCACCGATGCTTGTTATGCGTGATAACGCTGATCAGATTAGAATGATGATAACCAAAGAAGTTACAGAGGCATTAAATGATTTAAAAGATTATAATCCAAAAGAATTCTATAGTGAAGAATATGTTGATTGTGATGATTATGATTTTAGTGAAATGGATGATGCCGATGAGTAAAAAAGAAAACATAGTAAAAGCAGCTTACCGTACATTAAAACTATTTTCGTTCATAGCTAAGATTATGGCTCCACCACCGTTATTAAAAGTGAGTGAATGGGCTGATAATTATAGAATGCTATCTGCTGGAGCAAGTGCAGAACCTGGTAGATGGCATACAGAAAGAGCAGAATACCAGCGTGAGATAATGGATGCTATTAACGATTCCGAATGCGAAGAGGTTGTTATAATGTCTTCCGCACAGGTAGGAAAGACAGAAATCATTCTTAATATCATAGGATACTATATTGATTATGATCCTTCACCAATATTAGTTATACAACCTACAGATAGTCTGGCGCAAACATTTAGTAAAGATAGATTATCAAAAATGATTAGAGATACACCAGCATTAGCAGGAAAAATATCTAATGCAAAATCAAGGGATAGTGAAAATACTATATTACATAAAACCTTTCCGGGTGGACATGTAACAATGATTGGAGCGAATGCTCCTTCAGGTCTCGCATCAAGACCTATTAAAGTATTGTTATGTGATGAGGTTGATCGCTATCCTAGTTCAGCTGGTACCGAAGGTGATCCAGTTGACCTTGCAGAAAAAAGAACCACAACATTCTGGAATAAAAAAATTATTAAAGTTTCCACTCCTACGATAAAAAATTATTCTAGAATTGAAATTGAATACAATCAAAGCAGTAAAGAAAAATGGAATGTTGAATGTCCATGTTGTGGAAAGTATCAACCGTATGAGTGGCCTAGATTACGATTCTCAGATGTTTCTATGCAATGCAAATATTGCTTAGAATATTTTACTGAAACTGAATGGAAGCAACAACCGGGGAAATTCATTGCAGAAAACGATAATCGCAGAGTACGGGGCTTCCATCTTAACGAAATGGCTTCACCATGGAAGAGTTGGAAAGATATTATCAAAGATTATAAAAAAGCAATGAAAACATACAAAGAAAACAGATCAATAGAACAGCTTAAAGTGTGGGTTAATACTTCACTCGGTGAGACTTGGGAGGAAAAAGGAGAAGCTGCAGATGAAGACACCTTATTATCAAGAAGAGAAAATTATAATGCTGATTTACCAGAAGGAGTATTAGTTGTTACTGCTGGTATAGATGTTCAAGATGATCGCTTTGAGTTAGAGATTACAGGATGGGGAAAAGGATTTGAGAATTGGGGTATTAAAACCGAAAAAATATATGGAGATTTAGAAAAAGAACAACCATGGAATGAACTAGAAAGATATCTTAACCAAGAATTGTTTTTTGCAAATGGAAATAGTCTTCTGATTGCTGCAAGTTGTATTGATACCGGCGGTCATTTCACAACTCAGACATATAAATGGTTAAAAAAAATGACAGCAAAAAGCAGACGAATATATGGTATTAAAGGTATGGGTGGACAAGGAATTCCATTTATTTATAAAACAAGTATTAATAATAGCGAAAAACAGAAGATATTTCTATTAGGTGTTGATGCTGGTAAAGAAACGCTTATGTCAAGATTAAAGACGAAAGACATAGGTCCTGGTTACTGTCATTTTCCTATCAATATGGATAAAGGATATGATGAAGCGTATATTAAGGGGCTTACATCTGAGCAACGTATTGTAAGGACAAATAAACATGGGAAACCTGAAATTGTTTGGATAAAAAAATCAGGTACCAGAAACGAACCACTTGATATGAGAAATTATTCAACAGCAGCAGTTGAAATATTAAATCCAAATTGGTTGGTTTTAGAAAGTAAGGTTAACGAAGGTATTAATTATATGAAAAATTCATCAACTAAAGTTAATAAATCATTAAAGAAAACAGGTGTTGTAAATAGAGGGATAGATATTTAGTGAGGAGGTGTAAGGGTGCCAACAATAAATGATCAATTAATTATAGCTAAAAACAGGCTAGATGCTTATCTTACTGCAGAAGCTGCAATATTAACCAGTCAGGAATATAGAATAGGCTCAAGAAATTTTCGAAGAGCTGATTTAGATGATGTTCAAAAAAATATTAAAAATCTACAGAATGAAATAGCACGTCTTGAATCGGGTGGAAAAAACAAAGCTGTCAGAGGGGTTCCTCTTGACAATTAAGTGAGGTGATAAACTTGAAGATATTTGACAAGGTTGTTGAGGCGGTCAGTCCTAGTGCAGCTTTAAAGCGTGAAATGGATAGATATAAATTAGAGAGCATTCGTAGTTTGAATTTTAAAAATTCTGGGTATGATGAAAGTGGTGCATCCAGAAAAAAGAATTCGATGAAAGGATGGAATGCGAATAGTAAAAGTCCGCAGGAAGATATTGATATAAATCTTCCGTTATTGCGAACTAGATCTAGAAGCTTGATTATGTCAGCACCATTAGCTAAATCAGCTATCCGTAAGAATGTTGTTAATGTTGTTGGATCAGGACTAAGACCTAAGCCAGCTATTGATTTTGAACGGTTGAAATTAACACCGGAATACGCAGATGAATGGAAGAAAAAGACTGAAGCAGAATTTTCTATCTGGGCAGAAAGTAAACATTGTGACGTAACTAAGTTACATGATTTTTATGATCTTGAGCAGATAGCACTTGTATCTGCCTTATCTAATGGTGATGCTTGTGGGTTGATTGAGTATGATAGGGTTACAGGCTATATGCCTTATGGACTACGTATTCATATGATAGAATCAGATAGAGTATGTACTCCACAACAAAATGGAAGCACGGTTAATCTATTAGCGAAAGCTGAAAATAACAATAGAATATATAACGGTGTAGAAATTGATAGTAAAGGAGCGGTTATTGCATATCATATCTGCAATACATATCCAACATCAAATAATCTTAATGTTAAAAAAGAATGGAAACGGGTAAAGGCATTTGGTGATAAGACAGGAAATCCAAATTTGTTAATGATATTTGAAGCAGAAAGAGCTGATCAGTACAGAGGAGTTCCTTATTTAGCTCCAGTAATTGAAAGTTTGAAACAATTGACCAGATATTCAGAAGCAGAGCTAATGGCAGCAGTCATTAATGGCTTCTTTACAGTATTTATTAAAACCGATGGTAATAAAGGTGAAATGACCTTTGGAGGCATAGAAGATGATAGCGATAAAACAGTAACTTCACCAAATGATTATGGATTAGGACCCGGAATGATTAACGTTCTGGCAGAGGGAGAAAGCATTGAAATAGCTGACAGTAAAAGACCAAGTCAGAATTTTGATGCTTTTGTTACGTCTATGGCTAAATTCATAGGGGCAGCTCTTGATATTCCGGTAGAATTATTAACATTATCTTTTCTTAGTAGTTATAGTGCTTCTAGAGCAGCATTACTGGAAGCTTGGAAAGCTTTTAAAATGAAAAGAACCTGGTTAATTAAAGACTTTTGTCAGCCGGTTTATGAGATGTGGCTCACAGAAGCAGTAGCATCAGGAAGAATAAAAGCTCCCGGATATTTTTTGGATCCATCAATAAAAAAAGCATGGTGTCAATGTGAGTGGAATGGACCATCTGCTGGGATGATTGATCCTGTAAAAGAGGTAAAGGCTGCAGGGGAAAGAATTGCACTTGGTATTTCAACACGTGAAAAAGAAGCAATGGAGATGAACGGTACTGACTTTGATAGGAATGTTGCTCAATTGAGAAAAGAAAATAAACAAATGGATGAAGTTAATGTAAAAAAAGAAAGTGAGGTAAAGCAAATTGAATAAGTTTTGGAATTTCATAAAAAGGGATGATAATACAGCAGATCTTAATCTGTATGGTGAAATAATGTCTGAAGAGCCATGGTTCTCAGAAGATTATGTTACATACCGGCAGTTTGTTGAAGAGTTAAATGATCTTGGTACAAGAGATATTATTAATGTCCATATAAATAGTGGTGGTGGGGATGTATTTGCTGCACATGCTATTTTTACTAAACTTAAATTAAACAAAGCTAAAATAGTAGCATATATCGAAGGAATATGCGCAAGCGCTGCCACTATACCAGCTATGGCAGCAGATATTATTAAAGCTGCTCCGAATGCAATGTTAATGTTTCACAATAACAGGGTTGGTCTTTACGGATATTATGATACGGCTGATTTAGAGAAGCTTGCTGAGATTAATAGAGAAGTAAAGCAATCCATCATTGAAGCTTATAGGGTAAAGTTAGATAAAACAGAAGAAGAACTCAATGAGATTATGGAACAAGAAACATGGTTGACAGGAAGACAAGCAGTAGAACAGGGTTTTGCAGATGAACTATTGTTTGATGAAGTTTCCAGTGTTATGAAAGGGAATGTTGTTTTTGTAAACAACATTACAAAGAAACAGATGGCGGAATGTGATATTAGTAAGTTTCATAATTTCCCCAAGGAATTACTGAATAAGACCGCTACAACAGCGGATTTTATTAATAAAAAGGATAAAATTGAGAAAGGAAACGGTGAAGAAATGGAGATCAAAACTATTGACGAACTAAAAAATGCATATCCGGATCTGGTTAATCAAATTGTTACTTCTTCCATGGCTGATGCAGTTAAAGAAGAGAGAAACAGGTTGCAGGAAATTGACAAACTTTCAGGCTTGGTACCGGAAGATGCCATGAACAAAGCAAAATATGAAGAGCCTCTGTCTTCAAAGGATTTGGCACTTAATGCCATGTTAGCAAATAGTGCGCTAGGGAAAAAGGCATTGGATGATATGAAAAATGATTTGGATGGTGCCGGTACTAAAGAAATTCCTGGAGGAGAACAGAAGGAAACACCTGAAGAAAAACAGCAGAACAAAGTTAATAAATTGGCTGGGTTTCTCAACAAAGACGCAAGGAGGGCAAAATAATGAGTGAAGCGTTATTTCAATCAATTGGCGAATCCGTTCCAGATTCTCTTATTGTATCTGCGAAAATCGGAATTATTACCAAGGGTGCGAAACTTGCACCAAAGCAAGGAATATTAAAAAGAGGTAGCCTAATTGGTGAAGCTGCGGACAGTCTTTTTTATCTCGCAGGTACAGAAGTAGCAACAGTTTCCACGGGTGCTACAGGAGTATTAACAGATGATGTTGATACAGGTGATGCAACTGCAACAACAGCCATTATCACAACACAATATATTACCGGTGATTTTAATAAAAAAGCTTTATCTGTTAAGGCTCCGGCAACAGTCGATGGTTTTGAAGCGACATTAAGAACCCTTGGTATCTACATGGAAGATGTTCAATAATAACAGGAGGTATATGAGATGGATTATTCAACAAGAGAAATGCTGGAGGCATTAGATCAAACAATGCCGGTACGTTCATTTTTAGCTAGGACTTTTTTCCCTAAGTCCAATACACACATTGCGGAGAACATCGAAATTGATGTAAGAAAAGGAAAGAGAAAGATGGCTCCGTTTGTTGCTCCACGTAAGGGTGGTAAAGTAATGGTAAGAGAGGGATTTAAGACAAATCTTATTAAGACACCTAAAATTGCCCCAGAACGTCCAATTACAGTAGATGATATCACAAAACGTGCTATCGGCGAAAATTCCTACAGTAGAAGAACACCTGAAGAAAGAGAAAATGAACTTCTGGCAAAGGATATGACTGATTTACAGGAAGCTATCGAAAGACGTAAAGAGTGGGAAGCAAGAGAGGTAATTTTAACTGGTAAATTTGCTGTTGTTGATGAGGAAGAAGGACTTGATGTACAAGTAGATTTTAACTTTGATAATAAAGAAATTCTTGCCGGTACGGAAATTTGGAGCGATGCAGCTTCTGATCCGATTAAAAAGATAAAAGATAAAAAGAGATTGATCGTCAAGAAAACTGGTAAGGCACCTGATATAGTATTACTTGCATCGGATGTAGTTGATGTATTTATGTCAAATGCTAAAGTACAGAAATCTATGGACATCAAGAACTTAAATAATGTA